GTTTTCCATCTTGGATGTGGCCCAGACGATTCATCACATACACATCTATCCATGATTTAGTCTTACCCCTTATCAAATTGGAATAATAACTCTTGAGCATGTTCTTGGTGTTTTCAGCCTTGGGATTTGGCTCGTAGTCTTCTATCTCGCCCTCTTCACCCTTCTTCTCAACCATGCCGCAGGGTTGGGTATAGAAAGACCAGTTGTCTGGCTTAACCAACATCTTAGCTTGCTCACGCGGTATATGATCTGGCACTGGAACTTCACCTGCCATAATCGGCCACCAGTGATCTTCTTCGGGCGCGTTGGTATCGGCAATGACACCAGTCCAAGTAGGGCCGCCATCACGCATAGAAGGGAAGCGACCGACACGCATAGTGCAAGCGTCAATAATGCTCTTGGCAATTTCTCTAGCTTCATTAATCCAAACGCCAGTCAGTTCTAAGGATAGCAATTTCTTGACATCTTCGGGGCGGTCTAAAGCTAAGAAGATAACCTCAAGATCAATGTCGCCCTTCTTGATGCGATGCGTATATGGCACTGACCAAGTGAACTTGCCCCAGTCTGATTCTGGAAACCAGTCAAGCCATGTCTTGATGGTGGTAGTTCTAAGTTGAGGATTGGTATTACGAATGATTGCCCATCGGCTTTTGCGGATTCCATCTGGCCCTTTGCCCTGTTGGATTGCGCGGCGAAACACTTCTACACAGCAGCCAACGGACTTGCCAGAGCCGACTGGCCCTCTTACGCCACGAAAGAATGTATCGTCCTTCATAAATACCTTGAGGACTTCTCCATCTGGCTTGTACTTGAAGTCTATCATCTAAGCCCTTTGTTCACTCCAAAGCGGATCATGTTCTCAACCACCTCTGGGGCAATGCTCTCAATCAGTTTATCGCACTCATGGTCTGTGACAAAGTGATGCCCATGCTTTGCAATGACGCTTGATAGATGAACCTTACGAACAATGCCGCGAAGCAAGTCACGGTCTTGTTGAGTAATTGTAGAAGTAAAGCTCACTTCTTTTTCTTTTTCTTTTTAGGCGCAGCTTTCGATTCATCAATGTCAGGCGTAGAAGGGTTGTCAGCCTTGTACGATCCCTTGGCTGTTCTTGCCTTCACTGGCTCTGGCCCTTCAACTAAACGCTTGGCATCAGCCATGCGCGTCTTGCCAGTGTAATGAACCCCTGCAATTGTATGGGTTTCGCCAGTCCATAAGTCTTCAGTATGTGCAATGTAAAAAGCCATTAGTCTCTTCCCCCTATAGTATATTTGCCCTCCATGTTCCACTTCCGCTCAATCTTTTTGGCTTGGCTAAGAAGGGATTTGTACTTCGGGTCTTTGCTGCGAATGTAAGACGCAACGTCCATCATTATATTATGATAACTGCGCAGCCACTTATTCGGCGCTGTATCCTCTGTAACCTTATCTGGTATATCAAAAGCCTTCATTTGATTGAGAAGGCTATCGTACTTTCTTTCAGACGGAGATGTCTTCTGCTCTGGCATCAGTAATTACTTCTCAAAGCTGTCAGCAATGAAGAACGCTGTCCGCCGCCAACTGGCTTCGGCACATCCCCTAACTTCAAATTGCTTCGCTCTTTCTTGCTCATGCGTAGAGAAGGCAACGCTTCAGGGTCTTTCTTTATCTCTTCATAATATTGTTCGGCTGTCTTCTTAGCGCCGCCACCAACACACATGATCTATTCCTTTTTCTTCCTTAAGTATCCACCACTCTTGAGCGCAGCCTTGGCGACAGTCATGTCAGCCCTATCCGGCTGCTTCTCTGGGGTGCGGTCAAATCTACTCATGTCAGAACCTTATGCAGATAAAAATATTTTTTACAATGCACAAATTAGCCCACATTCGTGGGCAAGCTCTGAAGGGAAATAATGTGAGTGAGAGACTATTACAGTAACAGGTCATGCTGTTTTTCCCTCCCCCCCCCATGACGGAACGATCAATGAACAGTTTTATCCTAGGTCGATTGAGACACGTATGTCCCCTGCAACCTGCACTTGGCTGCGATCAATCGGTTTATACCCTGCACGGTCTAGTAAATCCTTCGATGCCTCTAGCTGGACATACTCAGATTTAGCCCCAGAAGCTAGGGTACGGAGTTGTCTTGCAGCGATAGTAGCTGATAATCCAAACTCCTCATTTATCCTTTCCATCATGTACTGCTGCACATGAGGCAACTTCATAGTCTTGGTTGCTGTTACTCTTCCAGACTCGCCAACTGCATAACCTGCTATGGGAGCAGCATCCTTAATGGAGCAGCCATTTGCTACAATGGTGTCTACCAAAGCCAACTGTTTTGCAGTCAACTTTCTAATTTTGGGAACGTTCATTGATTCATCCTTCTCTTTCCCCCCTCTCCCTCTCTCCCCCCATTTAGCACGTTGACTGCAAGGTCTGTCAATACGTGACGTAGCGTCACCTTGCCAAGTTACGTGGCGTTACAACCTTATATAACTTGCCAAGATGGTTGACAGACATCACGCCCCATATCGGCATCTCCACGATGCAAGCCACAGACAAATGGCTGTATGGTACATCCTAACTACAGTCAACTACGGTACGTTAGCAAGTTTGACCAACGTTTGTTTGGCAGTCTCAATCTAGGCATTGCCTCTCACCGTTGATCAGAGTTGCTTGCGGCCATCCCTCTGCGACCCCTGTTTCCAAAACCATGTCGGCAAAAAGTTCGCAACACCTATATCGCACTGTGGCCTTGTGGCGTTGGGTTGATCTTGTCTTCTTAGCTTTGAGCTAGGCTTAGACACGGTGGCAGAGATATAGATATTGCGAACTTCAAGCAGCCCAAGGGGGCTGTTTGCAGTCATGGTTATTGGGGGGTACGCAGAGGGCTGTCCTCTGCACAACTCAGAAAAACGGAGATCGTTATGACACTAGATAAAGACATAAACAAAGCGTTGGTCAAACTCGCTAACTTAATTGTTGAAAACTACAAAGTAAGTGTAGGTGATGACCCAACAGACTTTTTTGTACAAGACATGGCTAAGAGCATCGTGAAGATGCCAATATGGGGGGCACAAAGCAAACGTAAATACATCGACAAACTGTTTGCTGATATGGAAACCCATACGACTTATGATAGCGAGGGTCGTGATAATCCAACGCGCTATAATCAGGAGTATTACAAAGCTAAAAGCCGTTACGAAAGTTTAGCTCCAAGGCTTGAGCAGGAAGCTCAATCCTATGACCTTTTAGCTGAAGCTTACAAGACTTGGTTTCACGATTACACAGGTCAGGAGTTCTCACTGGACTATACCTACACACCGAACCGTAAAAGGTCAAAGTCCGAACAGAACGCAATGGCGGCAATTGAAGCTCGCCGCGCTCAACAAGCCAAGCTAGCTGCGGAATAGTAGCTAGCGGAGGGAGGCTTCGGTCTCCCTCTTACAACATAGGAGATCAGCATGAGGCAAGCTCTCGCAGACACCATCGGGGCTGCTGCTCTGGTGGTCATAGCTACAGCGCCGAGCGTTGTGGTTTTGATAGCTGACTATTGTTTCTAAACTTGTGGAGGGTGTGGAAGGTGTGGAGGGTTTTGATGGGTAAGTAAAAGACGATTTACTTACCAAACCAAAAGCGTCCGAGTAATTAGTATACTGATCTTAAGCTAAAGAACAGTATACAATCAGAAGTAAAGTGTCCGGTTATTTATATAAGGGGACAAAGTGACGTAACGTAACAATAGATTATTAATTATTAACACTGCATACTAGCAGTTGTTAAGCCCTTGTTTACTTGCAGGGGTTAGTGATTCGCAGACCCGACATGCTATGGAAATTTGTCATGGGTAAGGTTTGCAGGTTCAAGTCCTGCCTCTGCGGATTGCTTCATCACTGTCCAGAAAGGAGAACATCATGGACAACAAAACAAGACTGTACTCAACACTCAACACAATGAAGATCGTTAAGAATTTTGCAAATGATCGGCAGAATTATCTTAACTTGCTTGAGTATTATTCAGCAACTATCGAAGTGATCTTCGATGAAACAGCTTACAAACCAGAGGCTGTCGCTAGAGTCAGGGTGCTGACACGATCCTTTGAAGATGAAGATTTAAATTACAAATCTTTTTATCTCAGAAAGGATACCTTTGAAGATGACGTGCAAGAAATTGATGACCACATTAAGTCATTGCCCAATCTGAAGTCAGCAAAACAAGCCGTCTTAATGAGGCAGCTTGAAGCAGTAAGAGAAAGTTCAGACGATCTTGGCTTGGACTTCTCAGCAGCAATCACAGAGATCATGGAATCTCTATCCTCTAACATCTTAGAAGCCCCGAAGGGAGATGTCGCATGACATTCATGAAACCTATCAACGATTGGAACTTCCCAATCAAGATGATGCCAACACCTAACGCCGTGACTGGTGAGCCTGTACCCAATTCGGTACAGGTGATCCGCACTGACACTGATGAAGTGATGGGTGTTCACGGCAGTAAATACAAACCTGTTAGCCATGACTTAGCTGTTGAATCAATCATTGATGCAGCTAAAGCAGCCAACATTAGCTCAGACTTCAAGACTAAGATCGAAGTCTACGAAGGTGGTCGCAAGCTAAGAGCTAAGATTATGTGGCCTGATGTAACTGTTGAACCGCAGGTCGGTGACTATGTGCATTACGAAGCGCTAGCAACTAACAGCCTTGATGGTAGTTGGTCGTTCGCTCAATGGAGTCAAGGCAATCGGTTATGGTGTCTGAATGGTTGCACTACTGCTGATGTCTCTGCTTATTCTAAATATAAACACACCCGATCTATCAATGTAGCAGGATCAGCTATTAAGATTGCCAATGGAATGTCTGCCTTCAAAGAACAGAAAGGCATATGGCAATCTTACATGGGTGTAAAGGTCAGCAATGACCAAGCAGAAAGCTTCTTTAAGAAGCACCTCTGCAAAATGCACACTCGCCAAGCCAACACCCTCAAGACCAACGAGCGGCAGCTTAACAACCTGTTGTTTCAATGGAGCGAAGAGAAAGCAGCACTCGGCCCGAACAAGTGGGCTTTATATAATACCCTAACCCATTGGGCGACACACACTCAGGATATGCGCAGCCCTCATACAGCGCGTCATAACCGTGAGGCAATCATCACCAGTGCAATGCGTTCAAGCACATGGAAGGAGCTAGCATGAAGGCAACACGCCAAC